CGGCAGGAATTTCTTCCGCTGTCTCCAGCCCAGGGTTAAATCTCTGATTTAACTTCTTGTCTCTTTAACGATGTATCGAGACCTTCCACTCTTTTTTGGCACGAAAGGACGTAGCCTCCTGAAACGTTTCCCGGTGACCCGGGATCTGGTTGAAAGGTATTTACCAGTCTTCTGGTCTTTAACTTCCTCCCAGAGCAAAGCAGTATGATCACGTATAGAAGTATAAATATCTTCCACAGGGTCATCATCGACTGCTTGTCTCAACGCATCCCAGTAGTAAATCGTCTGGGATGGTACGAAACGATGCGAATAAGTCTCAGATAGATATTTGAAGCTGTACGACCAAGTGTCTGTCTGAAAATACCAACGTGTGCTAGGTATCCACCAATCTTCTGGAGGAAAGTCACATTTGATACCTGCAGTGTCAGGGAATTCATGAGGGACATAAAACACCCCATGCGAACCTGACATACAACAGATTTCCCGCCTTATTAATTCTAGGGTTGAACCAATTTCTTGGGGAGCCCATCGACGGGTAAGTCCGTTATAGAGTTTATAGAGGAAAGCCTGTTTAGTACCACCTGACATAGATCCGCCAGTCCACTCGGGCTGGTAAGGACGTACATCAACACCGCGATAATAATCACCACCGCAGCTTTCACGGAAATGTTCTTGAACATAAGTTTTATCCTTGTTAAGGGTGAAGCCTAATTCAGAGAACACTCTGACGACCAGGCTATGCATTTTGGTGGGGTAGATCAAATCATCCCCGTAAACACTAACTCGGCCCTCATACTTTCCGAGGGTCTGCATTGCACGAAGCAAGCAGTAGAAGAGAAGCGACTGAAGCTCGAAGGTAAAACCGATACCCATTGTCATAAAGGAATTAAGGTGGACAGTCAAGTCACCTATCCTACAACTTTGAATTCGGCCGAACTTGAACAGCTGATACCATTCTCTAGGCACCAATCGGTTGATAAGGCTCGCTGTGAAAGAATCACTAGCAGACGATAAGTCTGCCGTTACGTGGTTACGTGTTTTTGAATATTGACTGGCCCAAACACGATGCTTTTCTTGCAAACGCGTCAACGGTTCCAGTTTATAAACGCGACCATTAACTTTGATTCTTCCCTTCTTCAATCTATCACGAAGAATTCTACCAAGTCCATAGGAGTAAAAATGTCCTAGAACTGTATTAGGCATCATTCCACGCTTTATTTTGAAGCTCTTCGGTACAGAGACATAGGTTAACGCATCAGTTGTCAATGGAAAGAAAAGTTCTTCCACTGTTGACAGACTATTCTTGCAAGCGTCATAAAGCAAATCATCGCTCAACAACACTTTGTTAAGGAACCAGTCCTGATGCTCAGGCGACCCTGATAGGCATTGAGCCTTAATGTCAAGGTACGAATCTCGTAGAGGGTTTCCTACGGACGCCCGTTTTCCGAATCGGCACAACTTGAGATGTTCTTCTAAGTCGTAATTGCCAAGAAGTTCTTTGGCAAATCGCCGTGCAGTCTGGACAACTCGAAAAGTTATCTCAGATAATTGACTAGGGTGTTTTAACTCCCTCTGCACTGCTAGGAATTTCTCTACTGTCCGATCGTTTAATTCTTGATCAGTGTAAAGATCCTCCTTAAACCGATACCTCTTAAAGAATGACTCTAGCTGATAGCGGCGCTTAAAATAAGGAACGTCAGTGTGATATCCACGATCGTAAGAAAACTGACTACGATAATGGACCACACCGCGAGCCATAGCGCACTTTTCAGCTTCAAAATAGTCACTCCTATCAAAGGGTTGTCGAAAATCGTTAACCAAACAATTCCAGACTTTGATCATCAGATCATCTGGACACCACAACCGTGTTGTGTTACATCTATGAACTTTCATAGATAGCTCCCTGAAAATTTAAGAGGAACTGGCAATAAATTATGCCAATGTTCCTACAGACCAAAAGCTGGCAAAATCAGAATCCTGGATGAATTGAATCATCTCGGCCTTCATCGCGTCAACTTCGGCAACAGTTTGACAAGGATTATCCGCAAGGATAATCTGCCAAGAGGGAGTTTTTATGTTTCCCACGGTGTCAACCTTAGGCCGGTAAGCCTTCGCACTCTTTTTCCAATTCGAGTACGATTTGGTGACGGGGTCGTAGACGGGCTGACGAACGTCCAAGAAGTAATTTGGTCGTGTGGCGTAGTCGGTAACGGCTGCGTTGACGAGATGTATTCCATTCTTGACCTGTTTGCCATCTGCGGTAAGCGTATACGCTGTTCCGCCTGTGAATGAAGTTGTTGCTCCACTCAGAATTTGTGCTCCATGTAACATGTGAGTCTCCTTCTAAAGTTTGTGTAGCTTGGGCATCCTTTGCCAAGCTAAAGTTACGTGGTCTAGTGTCTTCACTAGACCGCCAAGCCGAATGTTAACCAAAGGGGATGAGCCCAAAGGTCCGGGTGTGTCCCTAATGTAATGATTCGTAGTTCTACGGGAAAAATGGCCACAAGGGCTCCACGCAGGTGAACCATAGACAAGTTGGATATCAGTACATTCATGTGTGGCGACAGTATTTAGCCGCCGTGAAATAGTGGCACCAAGATGATGATGACCGTATTTAGGTCTAATCCTCTCAAGCCACTTACCGATTCCAATCACCCGATCTACAACAAAACTCAAAGGAACGAGTTCCCATGCCACACCTGGCCATTGGAACAACGAAAGGCCGTACTTCTGCCACCCCTCCTCAACATAGTTACGCTGATAGTAAACTACAGCGCGACGAGTCAAAGTTGACGTAACCGTGGTAACACCCTTTACAGGGTATCCCCACAAATTCGCCGAAAGGGGTTCCTTTGAGACACTACTAACTACCGAACTTGATCCCTTCTTCATAATTGGAGACCACTCACGAATTGTCTTCTTGCGAAAAGCATCCATAAGTGATGTGATATCCTGCAGGAATGGCAGAACACCGAACCGATTTTGAAGATACCAATCACTGAGCACCGTCCCAGAGTTTTTCTTCCGGTTAGTGACGTAAGTGACTGATGGGGACTGCTTACCTCGATGACGGCGTGCATTTTTTCGCATACCGTAATTTCTTGCCTTATTAAGTAGGCTGGCTAAGCCATTAATAGGGGAAATTAGTAATCGAAGTGTATCCTCTGCCTCACCTAACATAACAGCAGCTTCCGCTGCTGCTTGGGTGGAAGCTACTAGCGCATTTTCATACCGGAAAAGATCACCGGTAGGATCTGCTAAGGGTGGTGTGTTAATAGAAGAGCTCCCA